TCAGTCCACCCCGGGCTCACGGCTGAAGTGCTCGCAGGTCACGAGCCCCGGGCACAGTTCTTCGATCGGGCATTCGTATTTCAGGTACCAGGCGCGGTAGGCGTACTCGGTGTAGATGCGCGGCTTCGAGCAGCGATAACACGGGCCGTCGTGGATCCGGTCGTAGACGGGCTGCTGGGGAAATTCGAAATCGTGGTCGTACGGCATGACTGCACTGTACAAAAATACAGTGCATTTGGCTTCTACCTATGGAGTGCGTCGCTCCGGCTCAGCGCGTCGTAAGCGCGTTCACAGGCTTGCCCGGCGATCCGGGCGGCGTCAGCATATTCAGCCAGGATTCCCGCTCGGCGGTCAGCGCGGCTGAGCACGTCGGCAAGCACTCCGAGGGTATCGCCGGCTGCCTCGCCTCCGCTGGCACCGGCGGGATGGCGGGCGGGCCGGCCGGCAGCGACGAGCTCGGCGACACGCTGGCGCAGCTGGCCAGCAACAGCGTCAGCGGCACGAGCGTCAGCACGCGCCTGCTCAGCTTCTCGTTTCGCGACATTGGCAATCTCCGTTTGTTCCTTGATACGGCGCTGTTCCTCGGCCCGAGCGCGGTCGGTAGCCTTCACCTGGTCGACCGCGGCCTGGCGCCGAATCTGGGCTATCTCGGCGTTCTTGCGCCATCCCTGGGCCGTCCATCCCGCGGCAAACAGGCACGCACCCAGGGTCAGCGCCGCGATGGCGCGCCACAAAGTAGCGACTGATGTCACCCAAGGCATAGCGCCCTCTCCTGCTCCCGGCGGTTCACTAGACCGGGCAGCTTCACGCCCTTGGCATAGACCCAGCGCGGCAGCTCGTTGCAGGCGCCAACGTAGTCACCGGCATTGAGCTTGCGCACGAGCGTCGAGCCGCAGAACTTGCCCCGCCCCACGTTGTACGCGAACGACACGAATGCGGTCCGCTGGCCTTCGGTGAGAGGGACGCGGACGCACGAGTCCACGCCTGCATTCGCCTCAAGGAGCTCCTTCGCTAGCAGGTCGTCGCACTGCTCGCGCGTGTAGACCTGGCCGAGTCGGACGCCCTTCGTCGCGCCAAAGCAGGCCGTTGGGATGCCGACAGGATCGAGATAAGCCGTCTGGCGTAGACCCTCGAATGCAGCCACCAGCGGGACCGCGGCCGCAATACCGGCCGCAATCAGCCGCGTGCGAAGGTCAGAGTTCATGACTGCCTCCAAGCGCTCGCATGCGCGCCGCGTGCTCCTCCACCTCTCGCCTGTCTTTGCGCCGGATGTACCAGGCGTTGAAACCGAACGTGAGAAGCGCCGTGACAATGCCGACGATGATTCCGATATCGGTCAGCGTCAGGGACGCTCCGATCGAGACGACGGAGCCGGCGTAGCCGGTGGCTTCAACAGGAGTGGGCAGCCGCATGTAGACCCCGAAAAAAGAAAAGCCCGCTCTGCGGCGGGCTAGTGAGTGAAAATCTTGACGAAGTACCCTTTGGGTACTATGCTTCATTGCACTGAGCTGCGCACCCCGTGCGGTTCGACACTCCGAAAGGAAAGCCGAAAATGAAAGTCCTCTTTCGCGCGTTTGCTCGCGCTCTTGGATCCATCAATGCCCTACACACCTCCGTCACCGGCGGATCTCGAAGCCCTCAAGGACGAGCTCGGCTTCAGCAGCGGCAAGATGGCCGATCTGTTCGGCCTTGCCAGCGGTCGACAATGGCGCCGGTACCTGTCGGAAGACCCCAACAATCGGCGCGACATGGGCATGCACATGCTTTTCTTCGCCATGGCTCGCCTCGAGCTCGCGCCGGAGGACGTCGATCGCGTGCTCGATCGGATGCGATCAGCCGGCGCTACCATCGATCTGCCGCCGCTCTCGGACTTGGATCAGCCGTCTTCCTGATCGCTGGAACCGCAACCGCGCAAACCAGCGTTCTCGACAGATTCCACATCGAACCTGGCATCGGCGTAACGACCTTCACCCCCTTGGGGGAAGGCATGTACTTCCAAAGCGGGATGCGGCACAACCTGAATCTGCGCTTCCCGGCCGCGCGGCTGACCGGCTCGTTCGATGCAATCCCGCACCGGCCGCGGTCGTGGCTGCCTGGCCTTGCGGCAAACCTCAGCTACATGCACTTCGGGCGCGCGGCCATGTGGTCTGATGCTGCGCCTGACGAGGCGGACTATCCTGACGGGGTCGGAGGCTACAACCCGCACACCAAGCAGTGCAACGGGGAGTGCGGACCGATCCGACACTTCAATTCGTCGGGCTCGCTCCATGCCGTCGCTCTCACCCTGGAGCCCTATTACACCAACAACGGCTGGCGCTTCGGCATCGAGGTCGGGCCGGCGCTGTACCGCGGCACCTGGAAGGCCCACATGACCGTGGTGTCCGACGCGAGCCCCTGGGGACCGAAGGGGTCAGTCGAGACCCTGAGTCACAGCCCGAAGTGGGATTGGACCTGGGTCGCCGGCGCGTCCGTTGCCTATCGCAACGTCACGCTGCGATACACCTACATCCACACGCCGCCGCGGGACATGACCAACAAGAATATCCCGCTTGGCTACAAGGGCGCGCACATGGTGACGCTGGGGTACAAATTCTGATTTCCTAATCTGCCAAGTGCTTGTTGTATATTCGTCGTCGCGCGAATAGGAGACACATTCGTAGCAAGACCCCCCTTTAGAGGGGGTAGCCATGAAAAATAATCAGCAAAATTGGGGGGTCCCGATATGCTCACGCGAAACGCGCCGGCGCCAGATCTCGATAATGCTGCGGACCTTGGTATTTCCGCAGAGGCCTACGATCTTTGGAAAGGTCGTGACGATCTCCGCGACGCTTTTCCTCTCAATTCACAACAAGAGGTCCTCAGGTATTTGGGGTGGTGGCTTTGGTCAATCAGCGAAGGCGAAACCGATCACCAGATCGACGGTGAATGGCTCACGCGTACGCTCAGCCGGCCTGCTCCTTGGGTCGAGCAAGCGGGACCATTCGCGATCACTCACGAGATGTACGCGCTATGGTGTTTCGTCGCGGACCTCAAAGCCCGTTATGACCTTACCACCAGCCACGGGAAGATCGGACTCCTAAGCTGGTATCTGTTCTTCTGGCGCCAACGCAGCAATCTGAGAATGCCAGATTGGGCAATTACGGCGCTGGCCTCTCTATCACCTGGAACCGAGGACGGCCGACCCGGCGCTACCACACTCCTAGCTCACGCCATATGGAAATGGGACTCGCGCCTTCGCGAAGCCTATTCGATCACCGACCCGGCAAGCGCAGATCCGCTTCGTTGTTGGGCAATCTGGCACTTGCCGAGCAATTTACGCGGCTATTTTTCCCGAGGGTTGGCGCACCTGTCAGCTGACCAGCTATTTGATCACTGGATCGAAGGTCATCAGCACGCGCCGGGCTATGTGAAATACTGCAGAACACATCGGACGCGGTTACTTGCAACGTACAGGCGGCTTGAGCCCCATCTTCGCAATGGACAAGAAGTCCTGGAAGTAGGCGGTCTTAGCTTTTTGGCCTTCGCTATCACAGTCAACTATCCGGAAACCGTCGTCACGGGGACAACCACTGACCTGCGGTATGAATTACCGCTTCCCGACGATCGTTTCGATGTGGTGATCTTCACCGAGGTTCTGGAGCACCTAAAAGACCGAGATTCGAGCGACTTAAGCGAGGTAGATCAATTCACCTTCTCGGGCGTCAACTCGTTGATGTCTGAGCTTCGCCGAGTATCCCGCAACGGGTCTGTCATGCTTCTCAGCACGCCAAACGTGTCGGCGCTTGGAAACATCGCGCAAATCCTAAAGGGCGAACATCCGTTCATGTATAAGCCGCATGTGCGAGAGTTCGCGCCAGCCGAAGTCCTTGACCTGGTTCGCCATCACCGATTCGAGCTCCTGTCGTTCGAAACTCAGGACGTCTGGGCGACTACCGAGGACGAAGACCGCGATTTGGTGACGTCAATCTTGAAGACCTATGGCTTCGACCTGGCGAACAGAGGTGATTGCACCTTCGTGACCGCCAGGAAGAGCGGGGATTGACATCTCTTGGCTACTGGGGCGACGGCCAGCACTGTTTCGCATGTACTGGCATCGCCTCGTAGTAGACGTGCCATCGGGGATCCGTCACCTCGACTTCGCCCAAATAGTGCCAGTACTCCGGGTCAGGCTGGGACAAGAAACACGACACGATGACCTCTTCGGTTTCGTCGGCGAATTGGACGTGGATTTTCATGGTTCAGAACTCGTAGCCGCGAATGTACACCGTGAAGCTGGGCGTCCCTGCGCTTGCGGTGCGATAAACATACAGGGTCTGAAGAGTGTCGAGATGGACGTCATCGAAGTTCAGACTCACCCCGAATGCACCGGAGCTCGACATGTTGAGAGTATTGTTCCCAAGGCCAGAGGAACTGGACCCGATACCGAAATTGATGACAGCCCCGGCGGTTGTTGCGGCGTCCCCATATCCGGAGGCAGATTTTGCGTTCGGAGGGACCGCGCCAACCAAATTGACCGGCTGCCATGTGGAGTCGTTTGTTGACGAGTTGAAGACTCCGACAGATTGCCTATTGACGCGGCGGTCACGCTGAGTGAAAGGGGAAATCTGCGCAGACGAGTTGGTGCTAAACAGGCTAATCAGTGCCGACGCCGTATAGCCCGGGGGCATGTTTGAGCCGCCATATATTTCGGGTGCCACCACCCCGCTACCCAACGCGCGGCCAAGCAGCGCAGCGTCACGCGTAACCGGGTTGTAGATCAGATAGACAGCGATCCAGCTACTTGCTGGCGCGGTGCCTACGTCCATCCCGCCTGCGCCGGTTGTCGAGATGTTGATCGTTTTGTTTACGTTCGTGAGTCGATACGTCTGCCCGCTCAGCGCCGTCTGAACGATAACCTCGTCCGCCTGATAGGTTGCGCTGGTCGAGGCGGAAGAAACGACCATGCGGGCATTTCGTACGGCGCCCACTACTCCGACAGACTGAGCGCTCACAGCCAACTTCAGGTTAGCCAGGATCGTCGCGGTCGTGCCGTCGTCGATGACGTCCTGTCCAGTGATATCGGAGATGAACTGCGCGATGACGGCCGCCATGATGCTCGACTGGCGCCAAGCCTTGTTCAGCTGCGCGGACTGCGCGACACCGGACTGGAAGCCCGAGAGGCGTTGCGTCAGCGCGGCCCACTCGGCCTGCGACACGACATTGGCGCCGCTGCCAGTAGCGAATGGGAGGAAGTCGTTCGTTGCCATTGATGGTCCTTACAGAAGTCGTCCCCAGGCTCCGACATCGAAGCCTGCGACATATGGGTTGTTCACATCCAATCCGAACAGCGGCGCCCCTTCCACCGTGGTGACAACGGTGAAGTTCACGCGTACCCCCTCCGGCTTGAGCGGGATGTAGCCGCCCGCCAGCAGCGCCAGAAACACAGCCGACGGCACCTTCCCGGCGATGCCGATGGTCATCGTCATGTCCTGGTTGTCTTGTATGAAGACGTAGGTGCCGGACGGGTAGGTGTAGCCGTCGCCCGTCCACGTCAGCGTTGCGCCAGAGACAGGCGTCTGGCCGAGTTCCACGATGCCGGTCGGGCTGAGGGTGTAGTCGGTGAGGGTGACGGCCGACGTGGTGGTCGGAATATAAGGTGTCACTGCGTCGCCAATTTCCAGCTGCGCGCCCCACACATATAGACCTGACGTACCGTCTCCGGAGTAGGTAATTGTGGAGGCCGTTGGGCTGTAAATGCCGAAACGCAAATGCTGATTAGCGACTGCGGTGCCTGGGAATGTCGCCCGGCACCGCCACCAGCCGCCTCCGACCGGTTCGATAGACGCGCTGGTCCCTTCAATGGTGTTGACTATGATCGTGCCGGAAACTAGGTCAAACGCGACCCCACCGCCGCCATTCGCTGGCGTGTTGCTCCCAAAGATGTATGCACGCGTTCGCTCCCCCGCCTTGAAATAGGCGGACGCTGCGTAGCGCGTACCGACTTGCATCAGGGTGGAGTGGCGCGTGTAGTGCGCGGCAGTCGTGGCCGACTCGACAAGCTTGTCCGCCATCGTCGATCCGTCTGGCGAAAGCGTAACGCCAGCCGTGACAGTCGTTTCATTCTTCACCCATACCGCGTTGTCGAATTGCTCCGAATAGGCAAGCAGGTTCGTCCGAGGCGTCTGATACAGAAGCTGATTCCCCTGCCAGTCGTTGCGGAACAGCGTGGCACCTTCCACCTTGTAGACCGGCTGGCCTTGGTACAGGAGCTGGTACTGGAAGCGGCTGCCGTCCCCTACCCCGAACGGTTCCGCATTGGCATGGACGAACGTAGGCTCAAGCTCTCCGGCCGGCGAGAAGATGCTGTTCAGGATGGCGACCGAGCCCTCCATCGTCCCGTCCCAGTGGTTCGCGCCGATCTTCGCGCGGATCACCAGGCGGTATGTGTCGTCGTCCAGGGTAGTCAGGCCAGTGTCCGGGTCGAAGGGGCCCTTCCAGATGCCCTGATCGAATCCGAGCCCGCTGATGTCCAGCGAGAAGTAGACATCGGACAGCGGCGTGCGGATGATCCGCGAGATGCCAACCCAGCGGCCCACGTCGTCCAACTGCGCGCCGACGGCTTCATCCAAGTCGAACTTGGGCGGCATACTTTCGAGCACGCCCATCAGGTCCACCATCGGCTGCGCCAGCGCAGCAACCACCGCCATGAACTTCGGGCGCTGGTTGTGCTCCGAGGTAATCAGCGCGGTGTATTCGCTCAGGTCTGCCATTGTCAGGACACGTTGACGGTGATGCTCGCCGGCGTGCAAGACGCCGCCTCATTGAACAGAAGCGCCACATCGGGGTTACCAGCGCCCCGCGGGCCGCTCAGCGTCAGACCCGTCAGCTTGAAGGTCACGCCACCGCCGACACTGTTCGCCGCGGTGATGGCGTCTGCCCATTCAACGCTCCCGGAAAGGCCCCCGCCGATGGCGACGCCGTTTATGTAGTCAGCGATCGCCTGTTTGATCCCGGCGCCGGTTTGGTTCGTATATCCGGCGAGCGCCTTCAGGTTCACCACAGCCGTCACCGGGGCATCCTTGGGCCTGAAGAACCGGATGGTGATGGCTCGGCCATAGACGTCCGTGGTGACAACCGACGTGGTGCCGAACGTGCCGGAACCCGGCGTCTTCTTGACCGCGATTGCGTTGGCGATCGCGTCCGCATCCCCGCCGTCAACCACCAGCGAGATCGAGTGCGACGGGATGCCGTTGCTGTCGGTCACGCTCGTGTCATTCTCGTAGGCAACGAGGCGCGCCACGCCCGTGATGTTCGACACGGCGCCGATGATCCCGTCCAGAACGGTCCGGGACGGCAGCGCCGTCGATACCGTCTGACGCTGGCGCAAGGCCGCATCCGTCTCAACCGGCGCGCCCTCTGCTGCCGCAGCCGGGTTCGTGACTGTTTGCCATCCGAGCGTCGGTGTTCCGATCTGGTTAATCGTGCCGGCGGGAGCGGACACAGCGCCGATGGTCAGGCAAGTCGCGGTCACGGTGATCTGCCCTTCCGGCGGGATGACAACCGTGGCCGGTAGCGCCCACTGGATGCCGTTGGCGTCCTTGGCGATGCCATTGGTAATCGTCGTCCCAGCCTGCCCGACGATGACCAAGTCGGCAGTCGAGAAGGACGCCACCTTGCGCGCGATCCCGTTGATCTTGACGTTGCTGGACAGCGCGTCGTCCTGGGCAGTGGCCGGGCTGAAAGACCGGTAGATGGCGATGGCGACCGAGTTGGCGTCGCTGATCGCCTTGGCAAAGACGCCCAGCAGTTGACCATCCTGGCTGTCAGCCTCCAGATACACGTCCGGCCCGTAGATAGCGCGGTACTGGTCCTTGAGGTATTCCAGCACTTCGGCGTAGGTCGGTGCCGTGATGCCACTGGCGTCGATCGTCGGTGCGGTCGTGGTGATGGCCATTAGAGCGTCGCCTGCACTGTGGTGGTGCCGTAGATCGTGTTGATGGTCGCCGTCACGCTAAGGTGCCGGCGCTCGGTGTCGAGGTTGCTGGAGTAGCGGGCCAACTCGGTCACGCCCTGCGTCCCTAGGATGCGTTGGCGGATCGCGGCGTCATAGGTGGCGCCGGTGTACTTGCCCAGCACCTCGGTGGCCCATGGCGTCCCTTCGGTCGTGTCGAGGAACCATTCGCCGCGCAGCAGCCGCAGGCGCGTCATGACGGCCTGGCCGACGGCATCCGGCGTGTCCTTGTAGAAGTCGGCCTGCCCCCCGCCGAAGACGTAATCGCCGTCAGCGTCCAATTTGCGGTACCGCATGGGAATCCTCAGTTGACCGTGCCGGAGTTGCCGCCACCCGGCTGCACGCCGCTGTGCGTATGGGTGTCGTCGATGCGCTTGCCGTTTGAGAACATCTGGCCCACGAAGTTGATCACCCCGTTGAGGGTCGCAGCGGCGCCCGACACAGCGCTGCCGACCATGCCGCCGACGAAGGTCAGCAGCCCGGTGATCGTCACAGCGGCGGAGAACGTCGACAACGGGGCTACCACGTCGAAGCCACCCGGGGCGACGATCCGCACCTTCCGCAGGGTCGGGTTCATCTCGATGTAGGTGGACCCATCCTCGGACCGAAGCTGAGTCGCGGCACCACTGATCGCAGGCAGCGCGCGCGGCTTCGACCGAAATCCCAGCAGTGCGAACCCGTCCGACAGGTCGTGCATCCGCAGCTCCGCCTGCTCCTGAACGCCGCCCGACTGCCACCACGCGTCGATACAACGGCTGGCGAACACAACCAGGCATTCGTCTCCCGGCTTCACGGGAAATGTCAACGTACAATTGCCGCCAGATGGGAACTGCACCGGGCAGTCCACCAGCAGGGGCATCGTGACGCTGACGATCGATCCGTCGATTTGCCGCACCGGCACCTTGATGGACGGCTGGACCTCGCAGGTCATTGCTGCGGCATCGAACGACTGGATGATGCCCGGCAGCGCGGTCCAGATGCCCGCGCGCAGTCCGTCGAACGCCTCCCGAAGCGCTACCTCGGGATCGTCAACCCGTTCTCGTCTATCCATGGTGTTCGCTATGAAGAAGCTGGTACTGATCGCAGCCCTGGCAACTGCCGGCGCCGCTCATGCTGAGGACGCCCTCATCTACCCATTCAACGGGATGAAGGTCGGCGAGACGGTGGAAAACCCGTTTCCAACGGTGCTGTACCTGCAGAAGAAGTGCGACCTGCCATTGGCCAATGCCAAGGACATGCGGGCGTATGCTTCCTACCGCGGAGTCTGGGACATCGGATGTTGGGGGCAGACAATCGACGGTCAGGCGCTGATCGTCGTGCCGCACCTCTCCACGCAATCCATTCCTTTGAGCGTGCTTGCCAAGGCTGACGTCCAGAAGGACGGCAGGACGATGCAGATCAAGGCCCTGCCTACCTACGGCCGCTAGCCGTACTTTTTAATAACCACCACGTCTGCCGGCGGGACGGCTGCCCGCGTCCGGAAGCTCTCGGGAAGCACCGTCACGTCGGCCGCCAAGCAAATCACGTCGGTGTAGTACTCATTGCCACGGGTGTCGCCGTAATGCTCAGCGATCATCACGTAGTAGTAGCCGTCGTCCTGCAGCGTGGCCTGTTTCTCGATCCGATCGTTCTGCGCCTGCTGGCCAACATTGAGGCTGTACTCGTACCGCTGGATGCTCGCGTTGTCTAGCCGGATCAAACAGCCGATCTTGACGCTCGGGTTCAGCAGCATCTTCACTGTGATGCCGTTCTGCGTCTGCTCGGGCAACCCCACCATGCCGGTATCCGCCGTGATGACGGGGATTTCGCCGGGCATATAGGACGTCTCCGGGACCATGACGACCTTTCCGTCCTGGATGCTCCAGACCGTCTGGCACGTCCGCGCCGTCCAGCGCATGAAGTCCCGAGCCATGCCAAACATAACCTTGCCTCGCGGCAAGGGGTTTTTGGGCAGTTCCGGCAGGTATCCCTGCGTGACCCCGTACGGGTTCATGGCCGTGCAGGCCGTCGCAACGTGGTCCGCCGGCGTCGATCCGGCCGCAAGCGTGGTGTTGACCACGGCGAAGTTGTAGGCCGAGTCACCGTCCGCCGCTGTGATGTCCAGATAGGTGTCCGTCTGGCTCTCGCGCCCGCGCCGCACCTGCTTCACGGTGCCGTCGAAGATGATGCCGAAGTTTCCCGGATACCCCGCCTGCAGCACGACGCGCGTGAACTCGCGCTCGATGCGCTTGGCGGTCTGGCCAGACACGTTGTAGACCCGGATGCGGGCCGAGTTCGGCGTCTGAAGATCGCCGCGGCGCACGTCGAACCGGAACCGCAGTTCGGACAGGTCCAGTGCCTCGCCGGCGTCCTGACCGATGATCAGCGATACCTTGCGGCCAAACTGTGGCGTGCTCATTCGTCTGTCACCCAGAATACGTGAGAACCGATACCAAGATCGCCATACGTCGGTACATCGTCCGGGTTGTCGGCGCCTTGCACCCACAGCCGGCCGGCGAAGCCAAGATGGCGATACTGCCCAAGCAGGTCGATACCGGTCACCAGCGGGATGCCGCTGACTAGAGGCGCGTTGTTGGCGTCCGCGATGTCTAGCACCCAGCCCGCTCCACCGGCTTTCCGATACTGGACCGTAAGCCGATAGTCCACGCCGCTGAGCGTGATCGTGAAGCGTTGCGGCTCCGGCGACAGCGGAATCTCGAAGAAGTTGGGCATCACATGCTCGTCGGAGGAACAGACCCGCCAGGTGCCGGCGTGGCAGGCGTCGCAGCCTTGACGCCTGCGTTCTGCGTCTCAGCGGTCGTCGCCGGGTCCGCTTGGTTCTCCCGCGGCGGTAGCGTCGTGGCTTGCGTGTTGACGATCCGAAGCTGCTTCAGCGTCGCGGTCACCGACATCGCGGCGCCCGTCTTCTGGTCCCTGAGCACCGCCAGGGACTTGAACAGCATGTTTTCGTACAGGCGCAGCGACGTCACCACCTGGAACGGCTCGCGCAGCTCCTGAAGCGCCAGCAACTGCGAGTACACCGTGCTGATGTAGTCCGCCGTAGGCAGGCTGCCGCCCTCGAAGATCGCCTGCAGCGTGTCGGTCAGCGCCTTGATCTCCGAGTTGCTCCACCCGCACTTGATGACGACTTCCGGCTGGCGCTTGAAGGCGTGGTCAGAGATCTCCGCCCCCTTCTCCACCGGGTGCTCGGTGATCTGCAGGTCGTCTTGGTAGGCTTCCTCGATCGTGACGGGCACCCGGATGTCGCCGATCATCTTTGGCGACAGGAAGGAGATGATGTCCAGCATTACGAGACTGCTCCTTGCAGATTGCGCACCAGGTCGCCGTTAAGCCGGCCCTGCTCGCGCGAGACTTCCCGGCCTGCCGCAGCAGCATCGTTGACGCCGTAGACATTGATCTCGGTTCGCTGCTCGAGCTGGACGCTGTTGCCGCCTGGCGCGCGCTGCGCGTACACCGTCGGCGACGCCGTCATGGCTGCCCGGGTGTTGCGCAGCGCCTGCTCCAGCTGCTCGACCGAGATGGACGCGCGATTGTTGCCGACGCCATCGTAAAAGCTCTTGCCGGTCGCGGGATCCGCCACGCTCGCCCATTCCCGGGCAGCGGCCTGCATGGCGGCGACGATGTTGTCGCTGGCGCCGGTCAGGTAGTCCTTGATGGCCGACCGCTTCGAGCCGACCAGGTACTCGCTGAAGATCCGGTCCTGCAGACCGCGGTCGAACTTCTCCGCCCCCGTTAGACCCAGCTTCTTGACCGCATCAGCCAGGGTGGTCTTGATGATCTGGTACCGACCGGCGGCGTTGAACTGCCCTTCCTGCTGGGCCCGCATGACCTCGGCAACGGTCATGCCCTCCAGATTCTCGGTGCCAGCCTTGTAGCCGCCCTTGGCGCCACGGTTGACGCTGTTGTAGTCGCCCTCGCCGCGAGCGATCAGTTTGCCGAACGGCGTGTTGGCGAGGCCGCCGCCTTGGCCCTGTGCCGACGCACGGCGACGGGCCAACTCAGCCTCCTCACCCTCGTTCAGGCCGCCGCTATGGAACAGCAGTGCAGCCGCACCACCGGCTTTCGCCAGCCATGGCAGGAAGCGCGACAGGATGCCAGCCGCAGCGCCACCGGCTGCAGCACCGCCCGCACCGGCACCAGCGGCACCAGCCGCGGCCGCAGCAGCGTTCGCGGCGCCCAGCGCCCGGACGGCTGCCACCATCTTCCAGATGCCGGATATGATCTGGAATCCGCCCAGCACCTTGAAGGCGCCGATCAGCAGCAGGATCTTCGTCGACCAGCCGTCTGTCGCTGCGTCCAGCTCGATGAATCGGTCGATGATCCAGCCCAACGGCGGCCCCATCGCCGCGGCGGCAGACAGCACAGCCTCAGCGATCTTGGCGACCCGGTCGGCAATAGCCGGGGAGTTCTCGTCGAACCACCGTTTGAACCGCTCGAGCTGCGGACCGACCTTGTGCAGCAGATTACCCTG